AGGCACGCCGATTACGAGCAAGCCCACAGACCTGTGGTCGTTGTTGAACTGGATTGACAAAAAGGAATACTCATCCTTTTGGCGATTCTTTGAGCGGTACGTTGACTACGAGGAAGTTCCACCACTCAACTATAAAGTGCCAAAAGGCGTCATCAACGACTTTGAGCTTCGTACGAAAATTGCTCCATTCAGTGTTCGTCGTCGAAAGCTGGAAGTTCTTCCTGATTTGCCAAGTGTCTACACGAGTGCAATTCATGTAGACCTGGACCCCAAGCAACTTCGCGCATACACATCATTGCGCGATGACATGGTTGCATGGGTAGGCGAGCATGAAGATCGACAGCTTTCTGCAACAATTGTCATCGCAAAACTTCAACGGCTCCAGCAGCTCGCCATTGCGCATCTTGACCTTGGCGATACAGGTAAAGTTTCGCTGATCGAGCCGTCGTCGAAGCTCGATGCAATTGAAGAAATTTTAGAGGAGCACGATGGCCAGCTCGTCATCTTCTCACAATTCGCCTCGGCCATACGACTTCTGGAGCGAAGGCTCAAGTTACGAGGCGAAAAATTCGGAACTCTTATTGGCGCGACTCCAGATGATGAGAGACGACTTACAATCGATCGTTTCCAATCTGGAGATTTGCGTGTCTTCGCCGGAACTATCGGCGCTGGCGGCGAAGGCATTGACCTCCATGCCGCGAGCACGGTTTTATTCATTGACCGAAGCTGGTCACCAACTGCAAACGATCAGGCAATCTCTCGACTCCATCGTTATGGACAATTAAATGCTGTCCAAGTGATCGATATCATTGCAAGAAAAACAATGGAAACTAAGAAGCAGCGTGACATCGAACTGAAAGCTGACTGGATTCGACGATTGCTAGGAGACGGCTAAATTGGTTGGGATGATGCACCAGGTGTGGTGCGCCTGGCACGGCGGCTGGGTGCCGGTCGTCGTCATTCCCGACACGTCACCGTGGGGCAACTTCGCCCAGCACACCTACCGTCCGATCTACGGCGGGAAGGAGTCGTGCTGGGGCAGTCGGCAGATCGTCACCCACGACTCGCGGGTGAGGAAGGTGCCGTGGATAAAAGGAGGAGCGTAGGTTACCGGTCCCTATGGTAAGGGCAAGCACAACGATGCACAGACGACAATAAGGAGTAAGGAGTCCAGCAGTGGGCAGGGTCTCGAATGAAAATTCACGAAGATTGGTGGATGAACTTGTCAACGATCCTCAATTTCTGATCTTCGAGGACGGCCGAGTCTTCCGCCAGACTGGGTTGCCAGACAACCACGGGACGACGAGGATCGCACGGGCGATGAAGGTGAACGGCGTCGAAAAGCACGTTTCCTGTAACGTCAAGGAAATCGTCTGGACTAATTTCAATGGGCCTATTCCAAAAGACAAGCGTGTTATCCAAGTCGACGGCGACCATCTTAACAATGCACTGAGCAATCTCGCTTTGTACGATCTTGGCAATGCCTACAGGCCGAGATCGTGGAAGAGCCTCACAATCGAGAACCTCCTCGCCATCAAAGAGGAGTTTGACGGGACGAATGCTCCCCAGCTTGCTTTGAAGTACAACGTCGCGTCAACCGAAATTTCGAAGATCGCCAAGAGCAAACTGGAAGTGTGAAAACCCATGGCAAAGATTTCCTTCACTCAGCCATCTGGTCACCGTCCGGCGAGAGATTTCGCGTACCGTATGATCCCACTGTCCGAGCTGAGGGTTGATCGTGATAACTACCAGCGGCCAATCGACGAGCCTCGGATCAAAAAGATCATCGAGGAATTTGACCCCATCGCGCTCGGCACACTATTCGTGAACGAGCGCGACTTCGATCCTTACATGGGACAGCTTTTCGTCTTCGACGGCCAGCACCGACTCATTGCCCTGCGGCGAATGGTGCTGAATGGCGGGCAAACTGAAGCGCCGTGCATCGTAATTTTCGGCATGACGCTTGAAGAAGAGGCTCGTCGGTACGTCACGATGGACACCGAGCGGCGTGGTCTGCAAAGCATGGACCGTTTCCGTGCGGAGATCGTCGCACAGGACAAGGAAGCGCTGGCAGTTTTGCACCTCATCCACGAAAGTGGATTCAACGTGGATATGTCGATCGGCTGGAGAAACGCAAAGGTCGGATATGTTCGCGCCGTGGACGCAGTGAAAACTTCTCGGCGTCGATACGGCGAGCCGATCACGCTCGCGGCACTCCAGACGTTGCACACAGTCTGGCCAGAATCTCCAGATGCCGTTTCCAGAAACTTCATCCTGGGCACCGGTCGGCTGCTGTTCAAGTTCGGCGACGTGATGAAGTTGCGGCGGCTTGATCAGAAACTCGCTGCTGTTTCCGCAAGACAGATCATCCAGCGGGCAAAGAACTTCCAAGACAATCTTTCCGCTCGCGCTGACGACGCCGTTGGTCAGGCGTTGTACGCCGAATACCGCAGAGGTCTGCGCGAAGTAACGCAGGCGTTGATGCCAGCGTGGGAGTCCAGGGTGATCCGTCCTGGTGGCCCGAACGGCATGCTGCGACTCGTGAAACTCAGCGAACTTCCACAGCCAACGATCATCATCGAGGAAACCGACGAGCACCCAGAAAACGGCGTTATTGACGAGCCCGTGGAGGCGGCCAAAGAAGCTGCTGTCGAACCAGACAAAACTTCGTGAAGCACGTCATCCGAACGCATGATCGACTGAGGGCCAAGGAGTGCCGACAGCTCTGGGATTTCTCATCGCCGATGCGGATGAACTACCGTCCGCTCATCGAACGTGAGGAACTTGATTTTGGCACTGCTTGGCACGCGGCGATGGAGGCGTATTACGCGCCTCCATCGCAAGCGCACACAAACTGGAGTCCAAACCGGAATAGTGCGAGACTTGCGTTCATTGAAACAAACGGAGTGCAGCGAGTTCACGTGCTCAATAACTCTCCAGATCCCGAGCATGACCAAATCAGTCGTGAGTTCAACGAGCGACTAGAACTCGGGGTTGGCATGCTGGAGAATTATTTCCAGTGGGCACCAGCGGAAGATGATTTCGAGCCCATCTTCGTCGAGAAAGAATTTGAAGTTCCGATCATCAACCCAGAATTCAACGATCCAGCATCCTGCGGGGACTGGTATAAGGGAAGAGTCATTGGCTGTGCCCAACATAGCACGGATGAAGAAGGTGTTCATACCTTTTGGCATCCGTCACGAGGGACACATCCTTGGATGTATCAAGGAAGGTTCGACGGAATTGTTCGGGATTTCAATGGTGCCTATTGGATTCTGGAACACAAGTCCAAAAAGTCAGAATCCACCAATCAACAATGGCTCCAAATGGACGAGCAGACTGGCTCATACATTTGGGCCTTACGAGAAATGCTGCATATCGACATTGTCGGCGTGATTCGTACCGAAGCATTTAAGTTCGCACCGATAATGCCAAAGATCAATAAATCTGGTAAGACACGGATCAGTGTCGACCGACGCCAGCACACCACCGATAAGCTATTTGCACAGCGGCTTGCGGAGGTTGGGGAACAGCTCGACGCATACGACGAATATCGTGAGTATATGGAGTTTCTAAAGTCCGACGCACGACCGAAGTTCTTCCACAGGGAACGGATTGACAGAAGTAGGGAGCAGATCGACGATATCGGTCAACGCATCTTTCACGAGGCGCGTATCATGATCGAAGATCCAGAGATCGTTCCCAATGTCTCGCCAATGCGATGCACTTCCTGTAAATTCTTCGGTCCATGTCTTGCACGTCAGGACGGAAGTGACTTCCAATATATGTTGGACACGATGTTTGTAAAGCGAGAGAGCTGATAGCTGGTGGGTGGCGCTGATCCCCCCTTGGTGTCTCATGCTGCATCATGCAGCGCCACCCACCATTACAGTGGCCAAGCAGTGTGTTCGCTAGGTAGGGATTCTTACCACCCTGCTGAAGTACGTCATGCTTTTCTTTTGGGGGGAGCCTCTGACAGACTCCTGTGCGCGAGCAACCGCTAATGCATCAGGGCGGCAAGGAGGTACATGCGTTCGTGCTGCTTGGCCACGCAAGAGGGAGCATGCATGAACATCGGCGAAGGCCAGGAACCAATCTCCGTACCAGCACCGCCAGAGAATGACCCAATCCAAGAACCGTCTCCTGCACCGGAGAAGGAGCCGGAGCGTGTCCCTGCGTGACTATTGGAAACGCTATCTAGAAGTTCTCAACCAGCAACTTGTAACACTTCCAGAAGCAAAGCCAAAACCAGTTTCCATCCCAGATGTTCCAGAGTCTTTGCTTGGGTTTCGTGTCTGGAGAATCGTGAAACTTGCTCCAAACTTCTGGAAGCCTGGAGAGCCATACCTCCACTCTTGTCAGAATGTTGGCAATGTATGGCCAATAAATACACCACTCAAAGCTCAATGTAGATATGTGTATTACGCTAGCGATATTATCGCCATGTATCTGGCAAACCCAATGGACTTCGACGAAAGGACGGGAAGAAAGATACGTGAAAGACTCCGTGGACACGTCGCGCCGCAACAAGACTGCACCTGCGGTATCTATGGAGCCTACAACATTGATACGGTATTCGAATATGCGACGCCCTTTGAACAAAAAGTCTTTGGGCTTGCTTGGGGATGGGGCCCAGACAAAGGAGTTGTTCCTACACAGAGAGGGGTCAGCCAACGAGGTTGGCGAGCAAAGTTTGCTCGCCCAGCAGCAATTTTCTCGGGTGGCCCTGCACTAGATACTTGCGAATTTGAACCAGCTCAATTCATGCCATCAAACGACACACTACGGCGGATAGCACAACGATACGACGTTCCCCTAATCGTTGCGCCTTATACCAAGGCGCAGGATTATTTGGAAGGGGCTCGGAATCGTTTTGCCCAAGCCAGATGGAGAAGTCCTTACTGAGCGAACGCTCGGAGGCTTGCCAGTCAGCGCTGTGAAGCGCGCAAAACGCCCACTGAACATGCTGATCTATGGTGAAGCAGGTGCCGGAAAAACAGTCCTTTGTGGTAGCGCCGATGAAATTCCAGAGTTTCGCAAAGTCCTAATTCTGGATGTCGAGGGCGGCACAATGTCCCTCGACCGGCGCTACCCCAATGTTGACACGATTCGCATTACGAACTACGATGATATTCGCAAGATTTATGATGAACTCTGGCGAAGCGAAACACACGGATACGGATGCATTGTTCTTGACTCATTGAGCGAGATGCAGAAACTTTCCATGGCCGGAATTATGAGGGAGGAATCATGGAAGAACCCTGATATCGAAGTTGACATGCCACAGATGCGACACTGGGGTAAAAATACCAACCAGATTCGCACACTTGTACGAATGTTTCGAGATTTACCAGTGCCAACGCTCTTTACTGCACTGGCTGCTGAAGATAAAGATCAACACGGAGTTGTCCAGCGCAAGCCAGCATTGTCCGGCAAACTTGCAAGTGAGGTCGCTGGGTTCGTGGATATTGTCTGCTACTTGTATATCAAGGAAATTGGCGGACAGCAACAACGCTTCATGCTCACACGCGGAGCAGAGGGGATAGTGGCAAAGGATCGTTCTGATCAATTGCCACCGCTCATTGAGTCCCCCCAGATGAAGTCCATCCACGAACTCATTAAGGGGAACACGCAGTGACAGAGGGATTTCGTATCAATTTCTCTGGAACGGAGCGACCCAAAGCGCTCACTTCCATGCCTGCCGGAATGTACCTAGCTAACATCTATGAGCTGGAATGGGGACTTACTTCTGAGGACGCCAAAAATCCAAAGGAGCCAAAGCTCAAGATCACGTTCAAGGTGAATGGTGGCCCGTTCGACGGCCGCCTCCTTTTCCGTGTTTACACGTTTGGCGAAAAGGCTCGCCCATTCTTCTTGCAGCTTTGCGAAGCCACAGAGAAGTTTGACAATGGCGAGCTGGACGGGAACGTGGATCTGTATCCCACAGACATCGACCCGAAGCTCCAAGGCGGCGAAGTCATCATTTCTGTGAGCCGCAAGGCCGATAAGGTTTACGGCTTGGAGGATGGGTTCAAGAACGAAGTTCGCAACGTCTATTCGACATCGAGCCCACAATCGAAGCAGCTCGTTGCTGCTCCCGGCGACCCAAGGATGCCATAGCGATAACGAAATTGTATTAGCCATTGTAAACGTGTAGCCCAGGCTGAGAGTGCGTTCACTCCGCAGTAGCTCAATTGGATAGAGCGCCTGTCCTCTAAATAGGTGGTTTGGGGTTCGAGTCCCCACTGCGGAGCTTTTGTCGTAGCCATAGCACAGATTAACCACATTGGCGCATGTGCGAGTTTCAAAGCAGCGGAGGGAGATCGAGTGCCTTGCGGCGGCCCATCGGTCTCCCTCCGCTTTACTCATCTGTGGCGAGTAACGCCTCACTTATGCCAAGAAGAAATTATCGTCGGAAGGACTTCTGCACTGGCTGTCTAACTAATCGTTGCGACTGGACAAACGGGTACGCTTGCCGTAATCGTCAGATGCAGCGAGCACTAGCACGAGAAAGTCAGCGTATTCACGCTAGACGTGTGCGCGTTCATACAAGAGGGCCACAAGTGGCGAGGTGGCTTATTCGCTGGAGAAAGGGGGACGAGTGAATGAGGTGATGACAGAAACAGAGGTTCGTCAACGTTCGTTCTTTCTCCACTTATTTCCCAATCGTATAGGATACTTGTGCATCGCAATTATCGATCCAACAGTCGGCAAGACAGAAGGATTCTCACAACAATTCTTTAGATTTCCTGACGATGTCAACAACGCAATTGCATTCATTCAAAGCAAATTTCCTAGCTGCAATGTCTACTTCTGCGCACAGATTCTCGATGCGCCAGAGCGTACAAAAGCCAACGTCACTTACTGCTCAAGCGCATGGGCTGATCTCGATTACTGTCCCCCTGAGAAGCTCCTCGTTCAGCCATCGATCACGGTTGAAAGTAGCCCAGGAAAATATCATGGGTACTGGTTTCTCGAAGAACCGTTGCCTGCCGAAGATGTCGAATTCCTCTGCAAGCGAATCGCCTATCGCCACAAGGACGATGGTTGCGATGTGAGTGGCTGGGATTTGACGCAGATTCTTCGAGTGCCATTCACGTACAATTTTAAATACACGCCACCGTCAGAAATCAAGGTTGTCAAAACGACGACAGCCAAGTACAGGATAGATGATTTCCAAGACTATCCAGAAGCGCCTGGGTTGCCATCGGAAAGAGAGATTAAATACGAGTTGCCGCAAGTACCGACTGATATTTCTGGCAACGACGTTCTCAAGAAGTACGAGTCGATCCTTACGACAATGGTTCACGAGCTGTTTGAAACAACGCCAAACGACGGTCGGCCAGAGGGATGGTCAGGCGCCCTGTGGGCGTTGGAACTGGCTTTGCTTGAATTTGACATTTCAGAAGAAGAAGTCTTTATTATTTGCCGCGACTCAGCATGTAATAAATATGCCCGTGACAATCGATCACAGCTCCTTCTGTGGCGAGAAGTTCAAAAGGCGTCACAGCATGTCGCTGCAAAGCGAAGCATACAAAATACGTATCGCAAGTTGCAGTCCCTCAACGATGAACTTCTAAGTAACGCTGAGCGCGAGTCAATCCGCGGAAAGCCGACAATTGTCGACCGATACGCGGCATGGGCAGCCAGGCAAACAGACGCCGCGTCACAGTACCATCTGGCGGGAGGGTTTATGATTCTCTCGTCACTGCTCGCTGGCCATGTGCAAATTCCACTCAGCTACGGCACGATACGACCAAATCTTTGGTTCATGATCTTGGGCGATACCACATTAACACGCAAAACAACAGCGATGCGCCTTGCTGTGAAGGTTCTCGAAGAAGTTAACAAAGAAGCGATGCTGGCAACCGATGGTTCAATTGAGGGAATTTTCTTTGCCATGGGACAGCGCCCTGGAGAATCTAGCATGTACTGGAAAGACGAAGTTTCCGGCATGATGGAAGTCATGGCAAAGAAAGATTACATGGCTGGTATGCAGCAAGAACTTCTGAAGCTCTACGACGGCGATACGGTTCGACGGCGACTCCGTTCCGGTGACCAGCTCATCGAGAACCCAGTTTTTATTTTGTATGCTGGTGGGATCAAGCAACGACTCCTCGAAATTTTTACGGAGCGTCATATTGAGAGCGGCTTCCTACCAAGGTTCGTTTTTTGCATTGCGGACCCGGATCGCTCAAAACTAAAACGTGTTGGGCTCGCCGCCACGGAAGACCGACGTGAACGAGATATTCTTGTCGATGAGCTAGCAACGTTGAACGCAGTTTACGACAGGACGAATTACCAAACGATCGCTGGCGTCTCTGTTCCTCAGCGGCATATCTTCAACATTGTGCCAACATACGAAGCGCTTGAGCGTTGGAACGACTTTGGCGACATGCTGCTGACTGACTCCGAGCGATCAGGCCAACCAGATTTGTTTACTCCAATGTTCCAACGACTTGCTGACTCAACATTGAAGGCAGCAGCACTACTATCGCTTGCGCGGCAACGAGAAATCAGCGCTGCGATTGAGCTAGAGGATATCTACCAAGCAATCAGATATGCCGAAGAGTGGCGCGATTGGGCAGCGTACGTTATTAGAAATATCGGTTCTATGGAATACGAAATCCCACTCGCCAAAATTGTTGACAGTGTAAAGCGCAATCCAGGCATCACTCGAACTGAGCTAATGCGAAAGCATCACCTCGATGCCAGAATTGGTAAGCTCTACTTCGATTCACTTGAGCAGCGAGGCGAGATCAAATTCGTGAGAACAGCGGATGGATTGCTGGCATACCCGATGACATAGACCATGAACAGTGCTGGGCAAGCGTATGGGTAACGGTCGATGGCCAATGTCTAAGGCATGGTCAATGTCTAAGCCCTGCCGCAACCCGTATAGGTCTTTGCAAGGAATGCTTTGTCAAGATATTTGGACATCAACCACGGAGTGTGAATGAGTGGCAGATGCAGAAGCCCCTAACGAGCCAATGATCTACGTTATCAAGGCATTGCACCTCAATGGCACCACGACATTTACAACGGAGCAGCAAAGAGACGCAGAAAAGTTCACAGCCGAGCACGTCGTCGTTAGCTCCGAGCATATTTCTTTGTCCGAATGGAGAAAGCGTCGTGGTGAATACATCGGAGATGAAGTTCTATCAGATAGCGTTCCAGGGTGACAAAGCAATTTTCCAATACGAGGTGGGTGAGACTGGAGCAGAAGTTTCAATAAAGTTCACCATGGATCAAGCAGACCAGGACACAGTGCAAACCATGCTTGATCGGTTTGAAGCCAGAATCGGCTATATGCTTTCTGGTAACAGTTGGGAACCGACCGCATCTGGAGACGGTTTGTTCAAACCAGACAGTAAAGGATAGAAATTGGCGACTCGACGTGACGACAACAACGAAGCTGATCGACTCGAAAAGCGACGCGAAATGCGCCGACAGGCCAATGAGATGCGCAACCAAGTCGGCAAAGTCGTTCGTGATCTCGCCGAGCGGCCACGGAGCCCACAGGAAGAAGCCGAATTCCAGGCAATGCAGGTACTCGGCCGTCTCGGCGACCATCGCGTGAACAGCGATGCAATTCAGGTCGAGGGCAACACCTTCATCATTCCGCTTGTTTTCCAGAACGATCTTGGTGGAGCAGCAGATTTCCTCCTGAATGTCGAGGAGGAGCAGGAAAAGCTGCATACCTTCAGTCGCCAGTACAAGGCTCGTCCGTGGGACGGCGCAAGGGCGACCAAGGTCATGCTGTTTGATCTGTTCGGTACGCACGGCATTGGAAAGTCCACCTTCTCGTTTTTTGGTGGCGAGCGGAAGCCAGAGTATCGCTCCATTCCCGTTGGGCCACGCGAAACTGAACAGGTTCCGTGGGGTCTTATCAGCCTTGAAGTGATGAAGGGCACACTGGAACTTGCCGTCTGGAGCCACAAGGAACTCGGCATCCTGTTCCAGCTCAACATCACAGCGCCCAAGAAGTACAACGGTTACATCGAGGGCTTTTTCGAGGCTGTCCAGAAGGAGCTAGACAACAACTCGATCTATCGTGGCAGGGCAATCGACGGCCAGGAAATGCCAGAGTTCATGGATCTTTCCGGCGTCGATCCTTCCCAGATCGTCTACACGGCAGAAGTCGAGCGGCAGCTTCGTGCCAACATCTGGTCACTGATCGACAAGTACCATGATCAGAAGCGCATGAATCTGCCAATGAAGCGTGCTGTTCTACTCGCTGGCCAGTATGGTACAGGAAAAACTGAGGCGGCAAGAATCACAGCGCTTCGCGCGATCAAAGCCAATCCGACCTGGACGTTCATTCACGTCCGTCCAGGCCAGGACGACATTGGCCTGGCACTGGCCACCGCGAGACTGTACGAGCCGTCGATTGTGTTTATCGAGGACATCGACACGCACGCACATATCGCGGACAAGGATGCAGTTTCTTGGATTCTGGAAAAGTTCGATGGTGTCAGCGCCAAGGGCACCGAGATCATGATTCTGATGACCACGAACAACCCAGATCAGATCGTTAAGGGAATGCTGCGCCCTGGCCGAATGGACGCGGTTGTGGAAATCGGCCCACTGGACACCGAAGGCATCGAGCGTCTGATCGAGGCGCTGGTGCCAGCCGAACTTCTCGACAAGAATATCGACTGGGAGCACATCGGCAACGCAGCAGAAGGGTTTCTGCCAGCGTTCCTTCGTGAAATGATCGACCGTGCAAAGCGGTATGCCCTGGATCAGCTCGACGAAAATCAGGCGTTCAAGCTGGGCACGTCCGATTTCGCCGATGCGGCACTTGGACTGCGGACGCAGCTCAAGATGATGCAGGAAGCTGGCGAGGGAACGCCAAGGGACGCGCTTTCGGAAGCGCTGAAGCGCACCATCGCCGAGACAATCAACGCCACCGCATTTGTCGACAGTGACGGCGATCCGACAAACGGCGAGTACGCCACTGGAATGCGCGTCCAAAACGGCAACGGGACGCTCAAGAGTCAGAATAAGTTCTAAAGGAGGTGGTGCTGTGTTTAGCAGAGATTGGTATATCTATAACCCACACTCTGGTCACGACGGCTGACAACGCGAGCTGACCGTGTAGGTCGCTCGCGTATTCCCCTCGACGTAAAAATGGTCTCAACGCAACGGGCGTTGGGTAACTCTCCTTTGGGGAAGGAGGGAATCCCATGAAGCTGGCGAAGCATTGGCCAAAGGCCATTGTCGTCCTCGCGGTTGCACTTGCAACGGCGGCAGCTCTGGCAGGAACAACCCTGCCGCTGCTGAAGATGGTCTGGGGGTAAGTAGCACAAACTAGTGATACAGGTCTAGGGCTAGGTAAGAACGGACCCAACTGCATTCTGACGATGCAGCGAATCAAGCTGGTAGGCGGTTCAATTCCGCTGACTGAGTCCTACGCCGCATCCGTCGCCTGTATCACTACAACCAGAAAGGCACGACTTGCAAAAAGCCATACTCGCGGTAGTTATCGCTGCGAGTTTGCTGTCTCTAACAATTCCAGCGCATGCGGCATCAAGCTGCCTTAATGAAAAGACCTACGACCAGGCCAACGCGGCCATGCTGACCGGCAAGCACAGCGCGCTCGCATACAGAGACGCGATGCGCTCCGGCGGGGTGCAGCGGACCAGCCAGCCTGTTACGAAAATAATGCAGACTTGTGTCAAGCCCAATTACCAGGCGCTTCGTAATCAAGGAGATGAACAGCCAGGACCAGGCCCAATGATCACCAGTAGCGTTCAACCATCCAGCCACACACTACCTAGCTACCGTAATATTGTCGTTCCAGCAGCAATTCTTCTCGCACTAGTAATACTCCTGACGCTGTGGTCGCGGCGTCGTACGAACGAGTAACAACGAAACTAGGAGAGCCAAAAAACATGATCAATGGACAATATCGGCAAGGTGACGTTCTGATCGTTCCATCAAGGCGCGATCTGAGCGGTGCAAAGAACGCTGCAAGGGAAGACGGTCGCAAGGTGCTCGCCGATGGTGAGCTGACCGGCCACGCGCACGTCGCCAACGACAACGCGCAGCTCGTCGAAATCGACGGAACGCTGTACCTCGTCGTGGACGAGCCAGGCACCACGATCACCCACGAGGAACACCCGACCATCGAAGTTCCCGCTGGGGAATACCGCGTGCAACGGCAGCGCCAGTATAACCCCGAAAGCGTTCGGGAATGGGATTGGGTCGCCGACTAAATGGACGGCGGTACCATCTTCCTTTTGGTATGGTCTATGTTCGTAGCTGTGGTCGTCACAGCCATATTTTGGACACGGCCACTGCTGCGACTCTTCCGACCAAAAGTCCAGCCAGATGCACACTGGAAAAGCGTTTCTAGTCGGTATCGCAGTCTGCGCCGTCGGCGGTTCGGATATCGCTACAACCCAGCCATGCTGATCCGCAGGCTGGTACAGCGGGATATCGAGCAACGTGGCCTTGGCCCGTTTATGCTATACTACGGAACCAGAGTCAGAAACTATTCAACCATCGCAAAGCTGCACGACCAGCAATTCGGTGAGTTGTGGGAGGTCGACGTTCCAGGCGACGAGGATATAAAAGCTGTTCGCGTTCATGATCCATTTGGTGAGCAGAAGGAATATTGGCTTCGCGTCCCGCCATGGATTTATACTGCGGAAAGCGCAGTTGCTTGGACGTTTGACATGGAACACAACTACAACCCCATCGTCCAAACTTAGGAGAAATCTGTTGGCTGATAAGGACTGCAAGGACTTCTCATCGCAGGCTGCCGCGCAAGCGTATCTTCGTGCGCATCCCTCTGATACAAGTGGACTCGATGCCAAGCCTGGTCCTGCCGACCACAATGACCAAGCAGGCGGTGATGGAATCGCTTGCGAAAGCAACCCGGCGCCTTTTGACCGCGTCCCTGTTTTCCTCACTAGCAACGGCAATAGTGGAACGACAGCAACAACGTCAGTGACGCACCAACCATCGGCGTTGCCGATGACAGGCTCATTCGCGCCACAGGAAGGCGCGATTGGTGGCGGAATTCTGCTGCTTGGTGCTGTGCTAGTTCTGGCAACGCGCCGACGTTTCGCTAGGAAGTAAAGCTGCACCGGAGAGGTGGCAGAGTGGCTGATTGCAGCGCCCTGCTAAGGCGCCGTAGCTCGACAAGGGTTACCGCGAGTTCGAATCTCGCCCTCTCCGCGCGGCAGGGGCTTCCAAGTGGTGACGACTGCGTAGAGTCTCCGTGGCATGCCAATCCAAAAGTAACAGCGGCGGACATTGCTGCTTTGGATTTAGGAGATGTTCGTAGGAGGCCCCTGCTGTCCGCTCAATTCCACGCGCAAAAAGGAGACTAACTGAATTTATAGGCGAAGGGACGTGCCTTGCAGGCTTGGGACAGGGCACGTCCCTTCTTGGAGGACTGACAGAATGGCAATTGTGGCGGTTTCGAAAACCGTGGCCTGGTGAAAGCCAGTGGGGGTTCAAATCCTCCGTCCTCCGCAAGAATACCACGACAAAGGTAAAGAAAAAATGAGTAGCCACGACAAAGCAGTTGTCATCGTTACGTTGATAGCGACTATCCCGGTCTTCATCACAGGACTCTCGGCCACTATTGGTGGCTATCTCTATTACGGCAAGCGCAAGAAGGAAGCACACGAGCTGCAAATGCTGCGCGAGAAGCGCTACATGCAGAACGATCAATTGAAGCAACTCGCTACCGAAGAGCGTGTACTGGACAAGAAACTTGAACTTGGAAAGAAGGCCGACAAATAAATGCTTCTTAAAATAGTTCCTCCAACTGGCGATCCGCTGATCTACGATCCAGTATCAGTAGATTTTCATCACGTACCACGTGAGGGCGATCGAGTTATCATTGATAGAATCGCTACACGAATATTTACCGTGAAGCAGGTCGTTTGGGATCTTTCGAAAAATCCTGAAACATCAGAAATTACCATTTATTTGGGGTAAGCAAGGATGATGGAAAAACGGAGCGATAGAGGCCGAACAAGCAAGAAAGACCCATACCACAAGGACATTGCACGAACCTACGACAGGGACTCCTACCGTGGTGGGATAGAGAAAAGTGGCGGCTCGTGTTTGCTACCAATGCTAGTTGGCATACTTGGAGTTGTCGCTTTCATAAAGATTCCACAAGGGGGAATTGTGAAGCGTTGGGTTGCTCGACTTTCTCCGCTGCTCGTGCTGGTACCACTGGCCATCAAATTTGTAAAGCGCAAGAAGGGAGATAAGTAGTGGACAGGTGTCCACGATGCGGTCAACTCTTAGGCGACGAGAAGCTGACCGATGAGGACGAAAAAGTCCTTGGAATGGTCACAAGAAATTTGAGCAAAGGGCAAAACAGCCAAATCTCAGATATGCTCGTCAACCAGATCAACAAGTGGCGCAAGGAGTTCGATGGCAAGGTGGAATAAAGAAACGCTCGAAAAATTCGAGCAGCTCCTCAAGGAACTCTACGATCCTGTAAAGCAGGCCGAAAATGCAATAAAACTCTCACCATACAATCCAGATCGAACCGACCCGTGGCGCTGGTATTGCCGTAGCTGTAGCGCAGAAGGCACTGCCGATTCTGAATTAGGCCGCGACCGCGATGCGCTTGCGCACGTTGATGCCTGCCCGAATGGCAGATTTGTGCATGTCCAGTCGGAGTCAATCGAGCGACTACGACACGTCTGGAGCTGGGGAGAGCCAACGATGACAGGATTTCCGACACTCGTGAAACGACTATATTTGGAAATCGCCACGCTTGCTGGCGTCGAAGATCCGCAGGCGCGAGTCAAGGAAGTGCTGGAAGAGTTCAATGGCTTGAAAGTCACAGAGGAGCACACGAACCGTCTGCTCAAGCGACTAAAGGAGCCCTGATGCCAAAACTGTTGTCGCATGTCCGCGCACGGCTTCTTGACCAACACAACAGCAATGCACATAACGGGAAGAAACTCGTCCATTGCCCAGCTTGCACGCCAGATATTCGAGCCACGCAACGGGCAGATGGCTGGATTGTGATCTCCTTGCCGAAATCGATTACAGTTGTTCCAGGCATCCTGGTCGAACGTCGAGAAGACGACGATGCCTGACGCCGATATTATTCTCATCCCGTTTGTCATGAATGATGGATTCTTGGCGATTCAAACAATTCCACGTCGGTATAAATTGTTCTCTGTGACGTTCAAGAACGGAGAGCCGTATGCGGTGTGCGTGAGCGCGAGGGTACGCTGATGCCTGACGGCGAACGTTGTAGGTGCAAATGCGGTTGTCCATCAGAAGATGGTCTTTGTTACTGCATCGAGAATTGGTGTGAATGTACGACGACTGTAAGCAAGGGAGAAGACGACAACGAATAGATTCACTACAGCCGACGTGCGATAGTAAATGTATTGGCTGCCGTCGAAAGGGCAAATAATTCTCAATACCAGCAACATCCCATGGCCATCGTGGGTGGTAGAACAGTTGAAAAGTACAAGATATATTGGCACACGGGCAGTTCTAAAGCAGCGTTTCTTTATTTTAAGAAACGGACGATCGATAGCCGTACATAGACTAAGATTTTGCTCTACAGAAATTTTGTGGGGCCGCAAGTTTTGTGGTATGAGGATGCCATACAAGGTACAGATAGAATCGAGATGCGGGCTAGTCAATAAATACCTTAGCCCATACGAGTTCAAGCTCTCCGATGGCCCAACAACTTGCGTCCTGTGCTCACGATAGAAAGGAACGCCATTATTGCTTGAGTTTAGGATTAATTTGGCCAATCATACATGGCCAAAGTGTAATGTTTGTAATTGTGAACTGGAAATAAGGGAGTCCTTTCCTCATCCTGAGTATCCTGAAGACGAGTTGAATCTTCTAGCATGCACCGCGTGTGACATAGTTTTTATATGAGAGGAGGGGGGTGAGGACAAACGCCTGAATGGCTACCAACAGACATTCTTCAGTTGGATAGCGATTTATCATCAATATTCAACATTGACTCACTGATACTGAATACCACAAAAATCTCGATGAGCCAAAACGGCTACGACGATGCCAAGCCAATAATCGTCTGGGATAATAATGGCAGCCTTATAGTAGTCGACGGGCATACACGGCTGCAAGCTGCTAAAGAAGCTAGCCTAAACGAAGTTTTTGTAGCAAAACGAAAATTCCAAGACAAGCGTGAGGCACTGGAAGCTGCAATTGCTGAGCAACGTGACCGGAGAAATCTTACACGCCAAGAAATTCTCGCAGCGCAAGCTCGTGCTGTGCGAGCGCTCGACCGGCTGAAGCCGGTAGGTCGCAAGCCGGACAAATCGGAATGGCCGCCGATCGGCGGGCTTTCGAACACCAGTTCGGCCGCTGAGACTGCCGCAAAGATCCCAAATACCTCGGAACGGACAATCGAGCGCATTCGGGCAGTGTTCGCCTCCAATGAAGAGGATATTAAGGAGGAGCTGTTAGCAGGAAAAATTGCACCCACTACTGCCGACGAGAAAATCAAGCGGAGAGGCCGAGCAAGAAAAACCTCAAGAACAAACGGTGAGGCAAAGAAGCGCCGTGAAGCAGAAGAAGCAGCGAAAATAGCAAAGGAGATTGAGCGGCAAAAGCGTGCCTCCATAGCTAATATTATTGGCCGTTTAGGCAACGGAGCATATACTCCAGTAGAAGTCGCAGAAGCCGTTAAGCCAGAGCAGCGATATGTCATTGACGACAACATAGATATGGCTATCACTTGGCTTATCGAGTTTCGCGAAGTTTGGCTCAACGGCAACTGGCCTAAACTTGAAG